GAGGTTGTCAAGTCCCTTGGCGGTGACACACTCTTTGGAGTGTTTGAAGAAGTGGCTGCTATCATCATGGATAGCATCCCGATTCTTCAAGGTCGAGTCTTCATCGACTCGATCGTCCCTGACCACGGACCTGGCGCTACGAGAGAACGCATTCTGGGTAACCAGAAATGGAACTTTCGTAGGTGGCACAGTCGCCTCGAGAACGTCGGCTTTACCTTCTCTCGTTTCGGACGCAGTAATTCTGTGTACCTGAACGAGGAGGGGCAAATCGCCGTCGAGGGGATTGTTCCCGACTTCATCCCGCCCTCGGACGAAGAACCCGTTAGGGTTGTCTTCGTTCCGAAGACCTTGAAGTCACCCCGAGTTATCGCGGTGGAGCCTGTTTGCATGCAATATGCACAACAGGGTCTCTCACGGTTGCTCGTACGTGGGGTGGAGACCTCACGGTTGACTGCTGGTCACGTAAATTTTCGTGATCAGTCAATCAATCAGAAGCTCGCTCAAAAGGCGTCTCAAGATGGCATTTCAGCCACGCTTGACATGTCTGAGGCGAGTGACAGGGTGGCCCTGGCTCACGTACATGCGCTCTTTGACACAGTTCCGGTATTCCGGAGTTGGGTCATGGCAGCGCGTAGTACGCGAGCGCAACTTCCGAATGGTGAAGTTATTCACCTTTCGAAGTTTGCGTCGATGGGCTCTGCACTCTGTTTCCCTGTTGAAGCACTGGTGTTCTTTACGAGCATCATTGCAATCAGGTTACACAGAGCGGGGATCCAACCGACAGCACAGAACGTCCATTCGTTTGGACGGGCTGTGTACGTTTACGGGGACGATCTAATCGTTCCTGCAAACGAGGCACCTGCGATTTGTGATGACCTAGAAGCCATGGGCTTCAAAGTCAACCGCCGGAAGTCTTTCTGGACTGGGAAGTTCAGAGAGTCTTGCGGTTCGGATTGTTACGACAACGAGGAGGTGACTCCTGTCTACCTCCGTCGTGACCCTCCGACAGATCGCGCGGACTGCTCCGGGATCTTGTCTTCGGTTGCGACAGCTAACCAGCTTTACTCGGCTGGTTACTGGCGTACCGCTGCGGCCCTAAGGGAAGCCGTTGAGAAGGTGGTAGGAAAACTACCACAAGTCTCAGACAAGAGCTCCGCTATTGGGTGGAATCACCACAGCGAAGTGGTTCTTCCCAGACGTTGGAATGAGGATCTTCAGCGCGCCGAAATGCGTGCGCTGGTCCCCGTTTCACCGAAGGCAAAGGACTCCCTTGAGGGGTCTGCTGCTTTGGCGAAATGTTTCAGGATTATTGGGAAAGACCTTCCCATTGATCCGAAGCATTTGCTGCA